CAACATTCTTTTTGGTTCCGTCACACAGGCCACAGTCTACGCATTGTAGGCCTTCACTATCTGCTAGGCATTCAATCTCACCATGATCTAGGCTATCGCCTTCTAATGCTACCCTGAACGTATGTGCGCCCATGCTTTGATACTTACGTGCTTGCTTTGGTGTATCAGCGCTTACCATACATAGGTCAATAAAGCGCTTGTCGAAGCCCTTGTGCGCTATTTGGTGCGTGTATCCTGTATGCGCTCTAGCTAAGTCTGTAATTTGTTGCATAACTTCCACAGGAGCGGCGGCGGGGTCTCCATAAGCGCCTAAGCGCACCATGGTTCCCGTTATATAGTGACTATGAATAGCGGGGTCAAATGTCTCATAACGCCCATTATGATAGGCTCTATAAACCGCTAGAGGCGCTTGACCTACGTTAACATAGCATGGTCCTTTTCTGTGCGGACAATTACCACAAACAGCCTCATCTAAACCTAGTGCTAGTGCTTCCACAGGATTAACTTCGGCATGTAAAATCCATACTTGGGCCATTTGCCCCGTTTTTCGGTTACTAGTCTTTAGTGTGATTATCACGACAATGGGGTCGCCTGTGAGTGCACTTGGGCCTTCGTATAATACAAAACCTAAAGCCTTGGGTTTAATGGCCTTTGCTATTTTAGTGCGTTTTGTGCCTAGTAACATGGTGATACCTCAGTTATTTATTGTTTAATGCTTGCGTTATTCGATGGGCCTAAGTGTACTCAAGCCCATCTGACAATACAAGTCTAGTCTTTAATTAATTTACCAGTGATTGTATATTGCGTGCTTTGGCCTTCCATACTTGAAGCCACTACTTCCATAAATGTCCTATCATCATTTATATTATTCTCATAATAACATTCACAAGCATTAAGTATAGCATCCATTAACATACGCTTAGGCGCTTTATTAATTTTATCCTGTGGTAAATTATTATAAACATATTCACCTTTAGGCGTGAACTTCCAGCCCGCTGAATTAAAGGCCCAATCACGAATTTCCTCATAATACTTATTGTCGCTATCATAGCTAGAAGCGCCATTGTTTAACGTCATGGCCCACAATACCTGCTGTGGTGAATAGTCAATTATTGCTGTTCTGTATAACATAAATGCTCCTGTGGCGCCCTAGTAGGCGCCTCTAGTGTGTGTGTGTTTAACAGTAAAAGTCACCTTGCTGTGATGGTGTATCATCACCTATCAATGTCACAAAGTCTTCACCATTAGACAATAGCTCCCAAAGCTTTTGGGCTTGTACTTGATGAAACATCATAGATTCGATAATGGCTCGCTCTTGCGCTTCCGCTTGAGTAGTGAAAGGGCCAGATAGAGCCTTACTACCCTTTGCTACACACCATTGTCCACTAGTGGTTGGTTTGGCTGTATACTTCATACTGTGTCTCCTGTGGCCTGTGGCCTGTGTTTGAAGAGGCCTTATTGCCTGACTTCGTAAACTACGTGTCAATTTTAACGCTGTGATTAGCTATTGTCAACACTGACTCACCAGTCACATAATAAATAAAGTTTGACACAATACCCAAAAGTATGCTATTCACGCACGCACGCCCATAGATAGGCGCTGCAATAGATGGCACAAGTATTGCATAAAGCAAGTATTGTGCCAATAACCTAGAATCAACGTAAAAACATTGGGCATGTGTTAGCCTAGGTTTACCATAGATAGGCTTAAAACGGCTTATATAAAGCCTCAGATACTTGTGGATAACTTATGCACATATGCACAGAGTTATCCACAGACTCACAGGTTTGCTTGTGTGTCAAGTGTATCCATAGGCACCCACCTAAGCATACACTTGTCAACTTCTGTGACTAATGTTACATAAATAGTCACGGGTTGACATAACACTAAACCTATGTTAACTCAAGTTCTTAAGGTTTTCCCTAGCATACCCAAGTTCTTAAGTCAACTCCCGTGACTAATGTGTCTTTAATAGTCACAAGTATTGACACATGGCCCAAGGTATGCTAAGGCCTTGAGTTATCCACAGGCAACCTAAGGACTTGGGGATAACCAGTGGATAACCAGTTAGTAACCTGTGGATAACTTCTGAGCCTGTGGATAACTTAGGGGGCGGGGGGGCTGTAGGTTCTGGCTTATGCAAAGGGTACCACTTAAGCACAAAAAAGTAGCATTTTACTTTGACAAAAGTCAATAAAAGATTACAAAAGAAAACATGGGCAAACCCTTGGTGTACACGGGAATGAGAGTTATTCTCATGTGTAACCTAAAGGAAGAACATTGGTTACATAAAGTTACAAAAGAAACACAAGAAATATATTGACATTCTGCTCTAAATATGTTATAATATACTTAAGTTGTAAAGCTTCTACTTAAGAACCTTTTAGTTATTCATTAATGATCAATTAAAGCACTACTTAAGAATCTTTAGTATACTTAAGACTCTTACAGTTTATTCATAATGAATCAATTAAAGATTCTTAAGTATACTTAAGTAAGACTCAATCTCAACAAAGAGGTAATTGATTTGTCAGCTACAAAAGAACCCGCAGTTGCTAAACGCAGAGGTAGGCCACCTAAGTCAACACTAAAGAAACCTAAGGGTATTATTGGTCGGCCTAAGGGTGACGCTACAATTATCAATGAGTACAAAGCTAGGATGCTTGCTTCCCCTAAGTCAGCTAAAGTCCTAGAGGCTATCTTTGATGCAGCCTTAGACAATGAACATAAGAATCAAGCCTCAGCATGGAAGCTTGTCATGGACAGGGTAGCTCCTGTAGCAGCCTTTGAGAAAGAAATCATTAAGGGTAGTGGCAAGAGTAGTATCCAAATAAACATTACTGGTGTCGGCTCTACCGATGTCTCAGGTTCCCAAGACCCTGAGGAAGATGCTCAAGAAGGGGAGTACACTGTAGTATGAGCGACTTAAACATAGAGCTATTAGATTGGCAGAAGGAAGTATGGGCAGACCCTACTCGCTTTAGAGTAGTAGCCGCAGGACGAAGGTGTGGTAAGTCCCGCCTAGCTGCTTGGCTTCTTATTGTCAATGCCTTACAAGCCGATAAGCCTAACTCCCATGTCTTCTACGTAGCACCCACACAGGGTCAGGCTAGAGACATCATGTGGAGTCTTCTAGTAGAGCTAGGTCAACCAGTAATCCGTAGTTCCCATATCAACAATATGCAAATAACCTTAGTCAATGGTGCAACCATAAGCCTTAAGGGAGCCGATAGACCCGACACGATGCGAGGCGTAAGCCTTAAGTTCCTATGCTTAGACGAGTATGCAGACATGAAACCTGAGGTGTTTGAGGAAATCTTAAGACCTGCATTAGCAGACCAAAAGGGTTCTTGCTTATTCATAGGCACACCCAAGGGTCGTAACCACTTCTATGACTTATACAAGTATGCAGAGCTAAGTGGTGATGATGATGTCACCTTTAGTGCTTGGCACTTCACAAGCTACGACAATGAAACCTTAGACCCTGAGGAAATAGACGTAGCTAAAAAGAGTATGTCAACCCATGCTTTTCAACAAGAGTTTATGGCCTCCTTTAAGAACCAAGGTTCTGAGATGTTTAAAGAGGAATGGCTACAATTTGGCACTAGGCCCACAAGTGATGGAGACTATTACATAGCCATTGACTTAGCTGGCTTCCAAGATGTCAGTAAGAAGAAAGGTAAGACTAGCCGATTGGATAACTCCTCCTTAGCTATTGTTTTTGTCAATGAAAATGGTTGGTTCGTTGAGGACATGATCTACGGCAGGTGGACTTTAGATGAAACAGCAACTAAGATATTTCAAGCAGTAAAAGATTATAAACCTTTATCCGTTGGTATTGAGAAAGGAATATCAAAGCAAGCTGTTATGTCTCCGTTAATGGATATGATGAAGAGACAATCATTCTTCTTTAGAGTTGAGGAACTAACCCATGGTAACCAGAAGAAGACTGACAGGGTTATGTGGGCCTTACAGGGACGTTTTGAGCATGGTCGTATAACTCTTAACAAGAAGAAGAAGGATTGGCATTCACGCTTCTGTGACGAGCTATTCCAGTTTCCTGACCCCTTAACACATGATGACCTAATAGACAGTCTAGCCTATGTAGATCAACTTGCTAAAGTAGCTTACATAGGCAACTTTGAAGAACAAGATGACTTTGAAACATTAGATTTAATCAGCGGATACTAAACATATGAAAAACGATTACAATGAAAGTACAGACCCAATTATTATTGAGCAATCCTTAGAAGATTGGGTACTCACTAAAGTGGACGATTGGGGCGACTACTACGAGAATAACTACAGTGAGAAGCATCAGGAATACTATCGTCTATGGCGTGGTATTTGGAATGCCTCAGACAAGACACGACAAGCAGAGCGTAGTCAGATCATTGCACCTGCCTTACAACAAGCTGTAGAGTCTAACGTAGCAGAGATTGAAGAGGCTACCTTTGGTCGTGGTAAATACTTTGACATTAAAGATAACATGGGCGACTCAGAGACTGAGGACATTATGTTCTTACGTAAGAAGCTACATGAAGACTTTGACATGACTAAGATCAGGCGTGATGTGTCTGAGTGTCTTATCAACAGTGCAGTCTTTGGTAATGGCATTGGTGAAGTGGTCTTAGAAGAAATCAATGAGATGAAACCTGCGACTGAGGAAGTCATGGGTGGCGCTATGGAAGCTGTAGGTGTTAACATTAGTAAGCGCACTGTAGTACGCCTACGTCCTATCTTACCACAGAACTTCCGTATTGACCCTGTAGCCACTAACGTAGAGGAAGCCTTAGGTGTAGCCATTGACGAGTTTGTCAGTTCTCACTTAGTAGAGCAGCTACAAGAGTCTGGTGTCTATCGTGAGGGCTACTTAGGTAACGCTAGTGAAGACTTTGACCTAGAGCCTGACTCAGAGCTAACTATACACCAAGATGACAAGGTACGCTTAACTAAGTATTATGGTCTTGTTCCTAGGCATCTACTTGAGAAAGAACTTGACTATGAGTTAGATGATGACGAGAAGGAAAGCTATTACGTTGAATCTGTAGTCATCATTGGTAATGAGTCTGTCCTACTTAAGGCAGAGCCTAGCCCATACATGATGAAAGATCGTCCTGTAGTTGCATTCCCTTGGGACGTAGTACCTAGTCGCTTCTGGGGCCGTGGTGTATGTGAGAAGGGATACAACAGCCAGAAAGCCCTAGATGCAGAGCTACGAGCACGTATAGACGCCCTAGCACTCACAGTACACCCTATGCTTGCTATGGACGCTACACGCATCCCTAGAGGCACTAAACCAGAGATTCGTGCTGGTAAGATACTATTAACCAATGGTGACCCAAAGGAAATCATTAATCCGTTTAACTTTGGCAACGTAAGCCAGATAACTTTTGCTCAGGCTCAAGCACTACAGACTATGGTACAGCAATCGACAGGTGCCGTAGACTCTTCTGGTGTTGGAGGCTCTATAAATGGTGAGGCAACTGCTGCTGGCATTTCGATGTCCCTAGGTGCAATCATTAAGCGACATAAGCGCACCTTGGTTAACTTCCAAGAGTCATTCTTGATACCTTTTGTATCTAAGGCGGCTTGGCGTTATATGCAGTATGAGCCTGAGCTTTACCCTGTGTCTGATTACAAGTTCTGTGCCACTAGCTCCTTAGGTATCATAGCACGTGAGTATGAG